GGTACAGACTCAGAAGGTGGATATCTTGTTCCTGCTCCTCTTTCTAATAAGATTTATGAAATTGTGAGTGCAGAAGGATATGCACGTCGAGAAATGACGGTTATCCCTATGACTTCACTCACTCTTGATCTTACTACCCTAGCAACAAAACCAACTGTATACTGGGTAGCAGAAGGAGCTCAAATTACTGCAAGTGATGTAGCTTTCGGGCGAAAAACTCTTACTGCTGCAAAACTTGCTGGGATTACTGCAATGAGTAATGAACTTATCGACGATGCAAATATTGCTATCGTAAATTTTGTAGTTCAAAAGTTTGCAGAAGCTTTCATCGAAACAGAAGATGGAGCTTTCTTCAATACAAGTACTAGTGCTAGTGTAACTGGACTTCTTGAAGATGCAGGTACTAATGTAATCACTATGGGAAGTGGCGATACTTCATTCGCTGACGTATCATATGATGACTTGGTAGATGTAATCTATTCACTTTCTGCTAAAGAAAGAAAAGGAGCTAAGTTCTGTTTCTCTAAAGATATCACAGCTCATATTATGAGCCTTAAAGATAGTACAGGACAGCCTATATGGTCACGAGCTATTGACGGTGAGCCTGCTAGACTTCTTGGATATCCTATCGTAGAAAACGATGAGATGCCTCTTACTGCTGATGATGCTGTTAGTACAAAGTTCCTAGTATTCGGAAACTTTAAAAACTACCTTATCGGAGACAGAAAAGCTGTTACTGCTAAAGTGCTTACAGAAGGTACTGTTGGTGCAACAAACCTTGCTGAAAAAGATTCTAGCGGTGTACGTATTGTAGAGAGAATTTGTGGACTTGCTCCTCAACCAACTCAATTTACAGTATTACGAACTGCAGCTGCTTAGTAAGTTGTTTCACTCAATCCCCTTCCCGAAGGGGGTTGGAATGAAATAATTTAACAATAAATTTATGCCTTTATATATCCAAAAAAAGACTTCTCAAAGACGTATTAGTATTGGTGGGAAAGTTCTAAATCATAATTACGCAGTTGAAGTATCTAAAAAAGAAGCTGATCTTTTCTCTGAAGATATTGAGGAAGTGAAAGAAAAAAAGGTTGAGAAAAAAGAAGTTAAAAAAGATTCTAAAAAATCATCTAAAAAATAATCTATGGCATTATTATCATATGCTCTTACTGATGTATTGAGCGTCACAGAACAAATGGAAGAAACTCTTACAAGCTCTCAACAGAAACTTGTAGAGAATATGATTAATTTCTGCACACAATATGCAGAGAACTATACAGGAAGGCTAATAAAAGCTCGTGACGTCGACACAACTGAAAAGATAGACATTATGGAGTATACAGACCTTATAAGCCTTAGAAACCTCCCTATACAATCCATAACAAGTGTCACAGAAGATGGAGATGTTTTAGTTGAGGATACAGACTATTATGTATATGAAGATACAGGGGAATTAGTAAGAATAGATCAAAACTGGGTAAAAGGACGTAGAAAAGTTGAGGTTTCATATATAGGTGGGTTTTCTACAGTACCTGAAGATTTAAAGCAATGGTGCAATGATATGGTAATAGAAATGTACTCAAATAAGAGTGTAGGAGGTGATCTAGTATCAGAGACAGTAGGAGGCATTACACAAGAGTATGCTGAGTCTAGTTCTTCTGGAAGTGCAGATAGCTTACTTGGCACACAGAAGATGAAGAATGAAGTTTTAGACTTATATTGTAACAACTATATATAATGGGGATAAGAGAAAGGTATAGTACTACTGTGACAGTATCAAGGCTTGTAACAACTGGTAATAAACAAAGTTTTTCTACTGTTGCAACTATAAAAGCTCATAAACAACCTTTAAATGCTGAATATAAAGAATTGTTTGAGGGAGATTGGACAAAATCATATATGTTATATACTGATGTTGATGAGAATATTAAGATGGGAGACAAATTAACAATAGAAAGTGAAACATATTACGTGAAAGCTTTTAAAAAATGGGATGTAGGAAATTTAACTCACTTAGAATTAATAATCGAAGAAAAAAATGCCTAGTATATCAATTAAAAGCGATGACATTGTAAAGCTTCAAAAATATTTCAGAAGCAATCCTCGTTTGGTTGAGAAGTATACTAATGTAGCAATGAAAAAATCAATGTTCACACTTGAAAGAGAAAGTAAGATAGAAGCACCTGTATTGACTGGTAGGCTAAGAAGTTCGGTTTCTACAAACATAAAGCCATTAGTTTCTCGTTTGAGTGTAAATGTTGATTACGCAGTATATGTGCATGATGGTACAAAAAGACAAAAACCTAACCCATTTTTGGACAGGGCTTCTAGTAAATCAGAAGTGAAGGTACAGGGATTTTTCGAAAAAGCTTTAGACAATATTATTAATGACATAGCAAAAAATGGCTGATAGAATAACAATAAAAGCTAGTATAATATCAAAACTTCAAGGTTTATCTTCTGTCGACAGTTCTAATGTGAAAGGATATGAAGGGGCAGAACCTGACGGATACCCTTTTGTGACATGTGTATGTATAGGTAGTGAGGCAGAACAGCAAGACGAGATTAATATAATGAGGACTTATCAATATAGAGTTAGAATACTTATAGATATGAACGAAGCACAAGAAGGTAATGAATGGGCAGAAGAAACAATGATGATTGTTACAAATGAGGTTATTGACGCTTTCGATGATGATTATTGTTTAGGAAATACTGTTGAAAATATTATAGCAGTTTCTGATAATATGCTGTATGATATAAGTGAAGGAGGAATTATGAGAGTATCAGAAATAATTCTAAACGTAGAATCTCTTTATACAATAACTTGATAACATGGATAAACAAATTAAATCTTCAAAAGAAAAACTTGAAACTTATTACTTTCACGCAGAAGGTATAAAAATAGATGCTAGCTCAAGAAAAGAGGCTATAAAAAAACTAGCAAAAATTTTAAAAGATAAATAATTTTAATAACTTAAAAATTCTATTATGTCAAAAACAATAGGTAAGCTCGCAAGAGTTGGTATAGGTAAAGAAACAACAAAAGGCACTGCAGTAGTGCCTACTTTCTGGCTTCCTCTTACTGAGAAAAATCCAGGAATTATGGCTGAATACGTGCAAAACGAATCAGATTATGGACGTATTGAAGCGACTGCAGGAAGTGAGGTTGTATATTCAAAGGGAGAGCCTAGTTTTTCTGGGTATATATTTGATAAGTCAATAGGACTTATTTTCTTGTCCGCACTTGGTACAGTAAACACAACAGCTGATAGTCCGGAGGCTGGTGTAAATACTCACTCTTTCACACTTCAAAATGATAACGAACATGATACTCTATCTATAGCATTCAAAGAAGCGAATCAAGATATTGTATTCCCATACAGTAAGCTTTCAAACTTATCTCTAACAGTTGAGAAAAAGGCTATTGCAAGTTATGAAGCAAGTTTTGTTTCACAAGCTAAAGAGCAACATACCAAGCTTTATATGAAGCTGGTACAAAGAAAGCAATGGAAATAAAACTTGAAAATACAGGTGTTACAATTGGAGCTGCGACAAATCCAAGCATTACTATAACTCTCAACGAGATAGTACTTGAAGAAATGGAATACTCATATAATACAGGTGAACTAACAAGGTATCAATTTACTGCTCAAGCTCATTATTCACTTACTGACGCAAAGAGTATACAAATTGATCTTGTAAATACACAAGCATCTTATTAATAATTTAACCACATAAAAGATGATTAATGTTACAAACGGTACAGTTACATTTAAAAATCCAACTAAGAAAGAACATAGCGACTTCATGCTTTTTCTTGTAGGGGATACAACAACAACAAACCAAGAGCATTCAAATAAACATCTTATGGAATGCAAAGACAGAGCTTTCAAAATGCTTTGCGATAAAATAGAAATAGATGGACAGGAATATACATACGAAGATATTGAAAAGACCTTAGAGCCTCAAGGTAAATGGTTGATAAGTGACTGGCTAAAATGTGAAGCTGAAAGCATGAAAGTTCTTAATGGAGTAAACGAAGAAACTAAAAAAAAATAGAAATGGCAAGAGCCATTATTTTAGGAGGAATGAAGATAAAAGACTTAGAAGATGAATTGTTTGAATATGATATGTGTGAGTTATATGGTTGCACACCTTCACAACTTGATAATGAGGACTTGAATAAAATGCGACTACATTATTATATGAAAGCTTTTAAGATAGAAAAGCAGAATAAATCTAAACTCAAATAATGGCTACTGATAAAACCTTACAATTAGTTTTAAAGTTAAAAGACGAAGCAACCAAAGGATTAAAAAAAGTTGGTGGCGTAGCTGGTTCTTTAACTAAAACTGTAGCAAAAGCAGGGGCAGCAGTAGGAGGGTTGGCAGTTGGTATTGGAGGTTTAGCAATAAAAGAGGGAGTAGCTTTTGAGAAGTCAATGGCAAATGTTTCTACTCTTATTGATACAACAACAGAGAGTATGAGTGATATGAAAAATGAGGTAATGGATATAAGTACAAGATTGCCTGTTGGTTTAGATGATTTAACAAGTGCTTTATACGATGTAAGGAGTGCAGGTATTGACGCAGGTAAAGCTATGGATGTTTTGGAAATGTCTGCCAAAGCATCTGCATCCGGTTTAGGGGAAACAAAAGTCATTGCTGACTTGGTAACATCTGCTATCAATGCGTATGGTTCTGCCAATATGGATGCGAGTACTGCTACAGATATACTGGTCGCGGCTGTCAGAGAAGGAAAAGCAGAAGCATCCGAATTAGCTGGAAGCATGGGACAAGTTCTACCCTTAGCCGCTGAAATGGGAATTGGTTTTGATGAAGTGGGGGCGGCGCAGGCAGCAATGACCAGAACGGGTACGAATGCAGCAGAATCGGCCACCCAATTAAGGGCAATAATGATGGGATTGCTGAAACCAGCACAAGGGGCTGAACAAGCATTAAACTCGATGGGTACATCATCTGCTGAATTAAGACGTCAAATGAAGGAAGAAGGATTAATTACTACTTTGGGGACGCTTCGCGATATGGTTGGTAAAAATTCTGACGCTATGGCACAGGTGTTTCCGAATATCAGGGCGTTAGCCGGGGTTTTGGACTTAATGGGGAGTAACGCGGAATCTAATATTGCTATATTTGATAGTCTTTCAG